ATAATAGGTAGCAGTTTTAGTATTTGTTTCTGAATAGTTGACCTTGTTTTTACAGCCATCTCCTTTGTGCATGCTTCTAGTTTTAACTTTATAACTTTAGGCCCCTTAGATGAAAAAGTTGAATAGTCTGCTTCATAAAATCTATGATTAATATCAGAATAAGTTCTCTTTTTATAATAGTTTTGAATCTGTTCTAACTTAACTTCTATAATAGATAACTTATCAGATAAGAAATTACTATATCCTTCTATAGAATGTATTGCTTTTAGCTGATCTACAGAATCTACTATAATTACCATAGCAGTTTTTAACTTATCTTCTATTGAAGAAATTATATAAGGAGTCTTTGTACCATTAATACCTGACTTTACTTCCATATCATCCACAGCCTCCTCAATAGGAAGAGTTTCAAGCTCTGTTAAAGCTTTGTCTAACTCTTCCTTTACATCTGAATATTCTGCTTCACTATATATACTTTTCTTAGCCATTATCTCAATTATTAAACATCATTCATCAAATTGATAATATCTTCAGAAGTCATACAACACTCTTCTATTTCTTCTTTAGTAAACATTACTAAGTTTGTTATCTCTTCTAAAGTTAAATCAACAGGCTTTAATTCCTTATTAATTATCTTTTCCATTTGAGTATTAAGACATGTTACAAAAGCATTTACAGCTTCTTTTTCTTCTTTTGTAAATTCATCTTCAGAAAATTGTACACCACTTTGTCTTAAATGGTATAATATAGAAGGACGTTGTTCTAATTTACAAGGAGATTCTGTATTGTTAAGTTCAAAAAACATAGCTGAAACTCTGTTATTATAATTTAACATTTTACTTTCTTTTAATCTCTCAAAACGTTCTTGATCTAAAATCATAATTGTAATTATTTAGTAATTGTTGCTTTTAATTGTAAGAGATCTTGAGAACTATCAGGGAAATTAACCGTTACTACTGTGCTTTTTTCTCCTTCTATTGGACCTGTATTAAGACCTACTGAAGCTTCTTTTGTATCAGGGTTATAAATTACACTAGTACATCCACAAGAAACCATAAAGTTACTTGATGATATATTTAGATTACCTAAATATTTAAAAGTAGTATATACTGTTAAATTAGGCTGAGTTTCCCCAAAATCATGTACTTGTTTGTTCCAGTTCATTGTTTTAAATTTTAATTGTTAAATTTCTGTATAATTAGTTTCTTTAATTTCTATTTCTTCTTTTTGTAATGGTAAACCTTGTAGATCTCTAAATCTTTTTAAGTTAAAACTCGGTTCTCTTGATATAACTCCAAAGGATGTATTTATAGGTACATTTGGATTTACAATTTCTTCTAATAAAACTCCTGTACCAGCATTATCTATATGAACTATTACATCTCTTATACAATACAACTTATTTAACTCAGGAGCAACTACTCCATGTTGTTTCCAAAAAGATAGTGTATCCGCTGGAAATTCTGCATTGATACATATCACATCTTTACCTTTCATAGTAAATCTTCTTTAAATACCTCCCACTCTTTTTTATTCATCATTTTAGGGTAACAATAAGTATCTTTGCCAAATAACTTTATATTTGCAGGAGTAAGTTTAGATAACCCACAAGCTTTATCTGAAAAGAATAAATCATCAGTTTTACAACCACAAAAAACACAAGATTTATTTTTACTACAATCTGGTGCTTTGCTAATTCTATAAAAATACTGTTCTAATATATGTGACCTAATTAATGAAGGATAACGATCAAATACAAATTGCCTTAAAGTCCCTTGAATATAGTACCAAGCATTCTTAGGATCATCTCTTAGCATCCTAATTGTTTGTAGTGTTTTCATAATTACATTTTTTATACTTTAATTTAAATACTTTATTCTTTACAAAAAATAGTTCTCCTTGTTGAAATACTAAATAGTCCCCAGGTTCTCCTTTTAAAGTAGCATCCCCTATAGATCTAAGGTATATCTTACCATTGTTAGTTATCAAGTCTACGCACATACCCATTTTAAAACATACTTTTTGCTTACTATCTTTCCATGAAGAGTCCTCCAAAGAAGGAAGTTGAAAAGCTTGAGCTTGTTTTATTACAGTATATTCATAAGTCTTAATCATTTGTATAATCGTTTTTTCTTTAAACCTATATTTAATTCATCTAAATGATTAATATGCTGTAATAATTTAATAGCTATTTCTGGGCTAACTTTTGGATTATCTTTTACAGATTTGTAATACCCTTTAGTTCTTAAAAGTCCAGGGCAAATAATCCCTAATCCTTCTATTCTTAATAAGTCAAAATCTGCTTCATACATACTTTTTAAAACAAACTCTTCAATATACTGTAAATAATGCTCAGAAGATTCCGCAGGAGACAACCCAAACTCTTTGCCTACCTCATTAATTATCCTTTTAACATTATTTTGGAGTATCATTCTTTCTATCAGTTAACTCTAATCTAACTTTTATTTCTACACTATTACCTATACTATGTTTTAAGTCATCACAAACTGACCACTCATTACTCCTTTTCTTAATCAATAATCCTTTCTCTTTTAAAAAAGTCTTATAATTAAGTATAATACTTCTCTTTGGAATAATATTATTATCTAATATTTTATCATAAGTATCTTCAGAAATACCGTACATACAAAACACAATTAAACATTTAATCTGTTGTTCTGGCACATCTAATTTATGAAAAGCTATGTGAGCTCTAACTATACTTTCCCATATAGCATATAACGAGCTATATTTAAATTTTTTTATGTACATTTAATTTTATTTTTTTAACTCATTATAAACTTCTAACATAAGTTCAAATTCATCTTCTGGCATATACTGTGCAGGTATAGTTCCTACTACAATAGTACCATCTTCTGCTTTTTCTGCAACAGGAGATGTAACATTTTTTTTGAACTGTTCTTTTGTTATAATCTGTTTTGGGTTTTCTATAATATCATAAGTATTTGCACACTGAGTATAAGTATGAATTGTGAGTAATTTCCTTACCA